CGGTAGATTCGGCAGAGTTAAATTCGTCGTAGCTCATGGTGTTACTCCTGTTTTAATAGTTAGTAATACTTCTTATTATAATTCTACTTCTGTAATTCGATTAGATATTCCCCTAATCAAGGATTCACAAGTTGTTAACAATTCATCTGCATTCATATAATAGGGAGAATTTCCTATTAATTCTTTTCTAGGAAGGCCTTGACCAACAGTTTCTACGGATTGCGGTCTACAATCTTGATACTTAGAAAGTCTTTGAATAGTTAAATCATCTAATCTATTTAAAGAATCTGAAATTTTCTCAATACGGTTGATTAATTTAACTGATGGTGAAATACTTTCATCTCTTACTGCACATTTAGCATCTTCACTATATGCCATAATCCCTCCTAGTTACAGCTCATACTTAGTAATTCCAAAGCGCCTTTCAATTTACCTATGATCTTCACTTTTTCTTTAATGTTGGGGAGTGCCTCCACTTTGGTTATTAGAGTTTGGGTTACATCAAGGATGATAGTTAAGGGGTCAGGCCCAAGGCCCATTGTAACTTCTCCGTTTTCAACAGAGGAGGGTTCAGGTTTCCAGGCGTCTAATTCCTCTTCCGTGATTTCCTCATTATCTTCGACTAATTCCTCTTCGGTTTCAGGAAGTTTAACTTCCTCTTTCTTTAATGTACTTAGTTTCATGTGCCATACCTCTCACACTTCGAATTTTATCTTTGATTTATCCAGGCCAATCCCGGAATAATACTCGTCTATACGGTCAGAGACTTTACGTAAGTCATTAGGGATTTGACTTGGGAACATCCCGTATGGGGACTTAGCATTAGTGAAGCCGTCTGATTGTGTGGAGAAGATGTACTTCCTATTGTCCCGTTCACCTATGACGTCACCATAAAGGACTATAGTACTTAGACCTTCAGGTGTGATCTTATCATCTAGGAGTTTACCTAAGGTCTTCATCTTACGCTCTCCAGAGGCAGTCTCCTCCTCATGGGTAAGGAAGTAGATCTTAAGACCAGGACGGAGTTTAGTAGCAAGGACCAAGATCTCCCAGATATTTCGGGCCATGATAGTGAACTTATCAAAGCCTTTGACCATTGCCTTATCCATAAATTCAGTGGCCATAATATACTGGCCGTCATCAATCACTAGGGAATTAAACTTAGGGGTGCCATCAGGGAGCTTATCATCACTGGCAGTCTTCATAATCCGCCGGATAGTATCGGGGTTAGACTGTGTGATGGTATTCTTGCCGTCTTGATACTTAATACCGTTGGGGAAGGGTAGAGGTTTGCCTATTACAGATATGATGAAAGTGGATTCAGGATCAAAGTTACGAAGGGCAGTAGACTTTCCCCTACCACTCTTAGCGATGACCATCACCAGGATGGACTTCCCACCTTTGTACATATCTATCGTGGATTCAGAGGAGATTACTAAATCTCCGTTAGATTCATTTTCAGCCATGACTTCTCCTTGTTATTATAATCTGACTTTTAGTTTAGAAGCGAAAGTTTTCTCTACATATTTAGAATCCCATCGCCTTAGGATTCCATCAATTAAGTGAACAGCCCTAAGATAATCATGATAGTCCTCAGGGGATAATAGTTTTAGATTATTAATATCCCATGATCTATGAGTAAAATTAGTAAAAAGCCCTTTCAACCAATTTCTTTTAGTGGCAAGCTTTTGCTTAGGTGATTGTCCTTTCATAGGGTTAGTACCTCCCGTAACTCCTCCTCAAGAGGATTCCAAAAGTTAACTTCCATATCCACAGGCATACGTTCTAAGTGTTGGAGAGGGTTTTGCCATCCTTGGCAGAGGTCGAAGTATGTGCAAACTCTGTTGAAGTTGGTACAACTCCGGCCATTCTTAGGGAAGCACACCATAAGGTCGTCACGATCAGTAGTGTTAGCCAAGGCCTCACGATCCGCAGCAATAAGATCCATCCAACGCTTAGTATTCTCAAGCCATGAGTACATGTGGGCATTGCTAAGGTTGACCGGAAAGCGTTGAAGGATGAAGTTTTCTACTCCGGCCTTCAGGCCCTTGGTTTTCTTGAAGCAAAGAAGATTAATTACAATCCCGGCTACTTGATCTGGTGGGAATAGACAGTTAAGAACATGATTGTATGTCCCACACTGAATTCCCATCTGATGTTGAACAATGTAGTTTTGATGAATAGCATTTGCTTGGGTTGTTTTGTGTTCCAGGGAGACGTACAGGCCGGTGTAGTTGTCCTGGAAGATAGTGTCCATCTTAAAGGCCACCCGGTGGGTGTCACTCAGGGAGATTGTACCTCCGAATTCCGTCTTGTAGACAGTGTACTGGTTCTTGTCACCTTTGTAATCCTTAAGGTACTTTATGAGAATATCAAAGAATCTAGCAGGAGTCTTGGGCCAGAATAGTTCATCTGTGGACTCAGGAAATACCATACGGTAGTCAGTATTGAATATTTCCAGGGCCTCCATTGCACTTTCGACTGTGTAGCCGTGGATAATCACATGCTCCAGGGCCTTGTGGACACAAGATCCGAATACAAGGTGGTTGGAGGGATAGGAAGATCGCCACCCAAGCATGTACTCATAGAAGAACATCCTAGGACAATCTTGATATGCTTGAATCTTCGTACTGTCAAGCACATCCTGGGCAGGGTGATAAGGGATGGGAAGAATTTGCATATTGTCACCTTACCCTTCTATTTGAGCTAAAGGATGCTCGATTAATTCTAATTCTCCAGTAGTATTTTTAAACGCTACTGGAATATCCTTAGCAATACTTTTTCCAGTAACCAAGACTTCACATTCAATGGCCCTTAAAATAGCTACCATAGCTGCTCCAGAAAGATTTATTTCTTGTGTTCCTGCATGGCCTGATATAGTAATGCTACCATAAAGAGTTCCAGGATTAGAATCATAAGTAGACTTTCGTTGAATCTTAAGTTCTTTAATTAGCATAATCTCACCTTTTCTTGTTATTAGAATTCTTTAACTCTCATGTCATATACTTCTTCCATAAACTCTGAGATTTGCTCAGCGATTAAGGCACTTCCTTTTCCATCCATTAACTCGATTATATAAGCAATGCAAAGTATATCTGAGATTCCACTCTGGAACATTCTAACAATGTTAGCCTTTTGTTTCTTAGTCATCAGTAATTCCTCCATTCATGAAGATGCAGCGTTTACGATAATGGCCCTTCTTATCGGACCCAAGTTGGTAGATAAGCATGTTGAGGCGTCCGTGTTTATGTGCGAACATGGCGCAAAGGAGGGAGGATAAGGTGGCCGGCCCGGCTATGATGATGAAATCTTCGGGAGAACTCTCACTTAGGATTTCCTCGAAGTGGCGATACATCTTGCCCATGCCCGAAGTATCCACCTTACCACTAGTTACCACAACAAGGGAACCAAACTTCTCTGCAATGGAGAAATCATGACAGCCTTTATTAGGGATGTAGACTTTAGTTTGGTTCATAATAGATCCTTTCCTGTGCTTTGTAATATAATGTTACATAGCATTGTTGGTGTTAGATGATTCTTATGGCCCGGGAGAATAAGGGGACTTTATTCTTATCGGACATAGTTTGGTATTCTACCTGGAGATTCATACCTACTGGGTATTGACTTTCACAATATGCAAGCCACATTTTACTACGTTCATCATGACTAAGTTTACCTGCACCAACTGAGAAAAGGGTATTCATGTCGTCAATACAGTTAAATCCCCCGACCATTCCCTTAGGAGTACCATTCTCAGAAATGGCCTCATATACTCCAACTATCTCATACTCGTCAGTAGCCTTAGGTTTAAACTTCATCATGGCCCCGCTTCTGCGGCGCACATAAGGAGAGGACATTTCCCTGATGATAAATCCCTCGTAGTATTGGGAGATGTACTCCTCATAGAGGGCATATACCTCTTCTAGATTCTTAGCAACGTCTACATGGACGAGTTTAAGGGAGGGTCGGTTAGCATTAGTTACAAGACGTTGGAGGGCTAGATAACGGATCAACTGTTGGCTATTATCACTGGGGAGATCAAACATGTGAAATTCCATCAATCCATAGTTAGGATGCAGGGAAGTAGTCCGGCTAACAATCCCATGAATCTCGGCCCAAGTAAAGCCATGAACATAGAGTTCGCCATCATACTCGCCAGGCGGAAGAGATGCCAGACAAGCCTGTTGGATATGAGGAACACTCATAATTAGTTCTTCGGTACTACTGAGGAGAAGGCAAGTGTCTTTAGATACTATGGCCCGACACCTCTCACCGTTAAGTTTAGGTTGAAGAAGGTAAGGGGGCTCCCAGCGGGTTTGGAATCTACCCTGATTCAGAAGCCTTCTTTCTTCGAAGGGCATAGCAAGTTGGATGCCAGAGCGTTTAGGATGAGTCATTTGAGATTACCTCAAGGTTCTTGTTATTAATTATAAATCTATATTTAAATCACAAATATTACAATGCTTCCATTTATCATATCTATCATTGTCAAATGTCCAATCATGATTACATATAGATTGAAGAGCCTCTTTTGCTTTTAACAGACGGGAGTCTCTATCTTTTAAACCCATTACTTCTAAACTTAAATCATTAGTATATAATTTTCTAAGTTTTTGTAATTCTTCTGATTTTAAATTAATAGTTGTTAACAGTGACATTCTCTCAGCATTAATTTCTTCTATTAATTTATGAATCATAATTCCTCCTGGGTAGGTATACGCCAGTGGGGATAGAATGCAGCCCGACAGTGCCAACTCCCGGCCTTGTAATTACCAATTGACCAGGAGGTACAACCCATCGGGAAGCAGAAGACATTTACTTTATCTTCTACAAGGGAGGCGTCATAATGTGAGAAGTACCGCCGGAGCCAATATTCCCCATCCTCGGATACCATAAGTGGGGTGTCAACTTCGAGTAGGTGAGGCATGTTTGGAAAGTCCTCCATTTTAAGGTGAAAAAATCCCCTACCCAAACCATTCTCTGCACCAGATGTTAGAATGGCAGCCCAGGGTAGGGGATTTCTTAACTAACTAAACGTTGTGTCTATATGGAATTAATCTACATCAACACCCAATTGCTTCAAGTACTCTTTCTTCTTCTCCGGAGACCAAGTGGCGAAGGCATTCTTCACGGCTTCCAGAGGATCAACCTGAGTCTTCTCCATAACCATACCCAACTTATGAGCGTTCAGGAGTTCCTGGATAGCAACCTGGCCCAGACCAGCTTTCATCTTGGCACGCATAATACCTTGGACTGCTACCTTACCATTGGCCACGAAATTACTGAAGACAACATCTGCACCAAATTTATCCGTGGCTTCCTCAAGTGTATCCCCAAAGTCATAGGAGCAAGTTGCTTCCTGCCATACTGCCTTGCCCTCTGCATCGAGGATTGCCTGGCCATTCTCATCTTTACTCTGATACCGTGCGTTTACATCCATGTTGTTATCTCCTAATTAGGATTGTAGTGAGTGGGAGACCATTCTCCCAGTTGCAACCACTCCCAGTGCATAACCGGGTGTGCTTTTGTATGTCACCATTATACCACGTTTTTATGGTTTGTCAACAAGACAATTAATTTTATTTTCATAGGCACGAAATTAATTATTAAAGGATTCCCAAATAGATTCTGGGATTCCCAGGTATTCTTTATGAGGAACATTCCATAAAATCTTCTTGCAAAAATATCTCCATTGAGGGAGTTTGTGGTTATAGCGTTGGAGGATTATATGGCGGAGTACCTTATAATTAGTGCAGATGGATCGGCCCTGAATGAATCCATCAGGGAGGGCATTCTTTAATTTTTCAATTTTAAAATCTTCACTTATCATTCCATTTAAACTTTTTAAATAGGATGATATTATAGGGTATTCAAAATTCTCCTGAGTTAAAGGTTGACGTTTCAAGGTGTGCATCGTACTGTCACTCTGCTTAGTCATACCTACCCTATAAGTGTCAAATTCAGACCAGAAGAATCTCGGGGCCTCTAGTTCGAACCACACAACTATGGATTCCAGGAACTTGTTATGCCCCAGGTCTTTTGGCCCGAGTTTGATAGCTACATCGGGCATTACCTCTGGAGATTGATTATATGAACGGGCCAGGCCTATCATTGCCCGATCTAGGCCATGTACTTCAATATCATATAGTTTCATTTCCCCTCCAGTTTCTTAATCTCACCTAAGGTTAATTCCCAGTGGGGGCCGTCCAAGAAAGGCCTCTTCCTTAATTCCTTACACCTGGCAATATACTGATTTTGGAGTACCTCGGGGCTTGTAACTGTATTAGTGAAGTTTTGATTCCAAGATCCTCCCCACACCACTCCAATATCCAGGGATTTAGCACATTCTCGGATGTGCACAGCAAGTTTGAAGATCAGATGCCAATGGTATCTGGGAGCACCTTCTATCCACGGGACTATATCTATTGCATAGCCAGGAATGTGCTTAGAATCCATAGTCCGGGAAGCTCCACTATGGACCAGTATAGTCTGCCTTTCAACAGTGCGAATACCTTCTGTGACCCGGAAGTCTACGGGAGTATTCTTAATGGCAGCATAGGCAAGGTCAATCAGGGGTTGGGCCACCCCTTCGAGATTCGCCCGGGATTTATTACCTAGGATTGGCATACTTAAGACTCCTTCTTAGGTTGAATTTGAAGTTTGCAACTACGACAAACTGAGTAGAAGACTCCATCTACCATGATGATAGATATTGTCCAGGTGAGGACGGGTTTAGAGCACTTTTCACAGATGGATTGCCCGGGTGGGCATGATTTCTTTAGGTTCATAACTATTACCTATCTAAGTAAACAAGCCATTCTTACATATAAAGACATAATTGAAGACCTATTTTTAGCCCTTTCCCATTCTGCACGTTTTTCCTCCTCAGTCATATTTTTAATTCTTAACCTTTCTCTTTCCATCATTTCATGATGTGCTTGAGCAGCTTTTTCAATAGCTTGAGCTTTTCTATCTTCAAAAGTTCCTCTACGACGTGCAGCCCATCCCATAAGACCTCCCATTGTTGCTATGTAACATAATATTATATAGCATTTATTTAAATACTGAATCCTGACACTCCTGACACATCCCAGATATATAATATTCCTTAAGGGATAACTCATCATTAAATCCATAGATGGGCTTCTTACAAAATACACATATTGAGGAGTTCTCTGCCTCCTGCCTAGATATTCCATTAATAGATGTTAATAGATCTTCAATTGGGATACTTTTGATAGTAGGCATAGGGTTAATCTCCTTCTGGAATTAATTCCAGAGCTTTTAATAAATCTTTAGTGCGATCATCCTCGGCCCTACTCCTGGAGGCCAAATCATCTTTCATTGCCTCCTGGAGTTTAGCCTGAGCCAGGGCAAGTTCAGGGGAGTCATTAACTATGACCTTCCCCCAGATGGGTTGAATATTAGCTCCGAGGTCTAGGGAATCTATGTTGATGTGACCTTCTTGGGCCAGTGCCTTAAGTAAGTTTCTGGGTTGAATGCCAGTCTTAGGCAATAAGCCAAGGGTTCCCAGAATATCCTGTGCCTGATCCTGGGTAGGGACGAAGTCTGCCTTCCCGGAGGTAACTAGGATATCTGAGAGGGATTCAACACTAAGACGGACTAATTCAGAAATGCTTCTGGGGGTTGAACCCGCCTTATGCCAAAACAACGTAAGTGTAGCCAGGTGACGTGCGTCCACCCGGCTGGTAAAGGTTAAGGTTGCAGGTCTGGCCTGCACTTGATCTAGCTTACTCATATCTCCACCGTTAGGTTAAATCTGGATCTACATGAAATGACTCTATGTAGGTATAGTAATTATTTAGGAAGACTTGTTTATAATCTTTTCCATTTTCATCAGTAATTTGGGCATCACAGCAGGAAGATGTGAAAAGGGCAGTGTAATGCCCAGGATAATATTCCTCCTGGACTTTTATAACAGAGCATTGCTCCCCACATGAGGAACATACTAAGGTTATATTCTCATACATGATTAATCTCCTTGAATCATAGCTTTGTGTTGTTCCTTATAGGGAATTGAGAAGTCTAGTTTAACTTTCCTCCCTGTACTAAATAATAATAGGGAGAGAACAACCAGTCCAATTATAATCAGACCAATTGCTCCCTCCTGAGCTTCCATCTTACGTTTCTTAATGTAACCTCCTTTAGTCGGGATCATATCTCTCCGGCCACCCATAGTAAATATCCAATAAATAGGGTAATTCCTATAAATCCTAATAGAAATTTCCACATAAAGTTTTCAATATAGACTGGATTCATACTATTCCCACCATCATGTAGTAGAATGTAGTTAGGATAAAGCCTATGGCAATTCCAGCGGCGATGCCCAGATAAAATACTTTATAATAGATGCCCCGGTTAGAATAGTCTTTATTTAGAATCATAAAATTCCCTCCTTCTTCATATCAAGAGTTCTAGTGTGGAATAAACTGATTACATTACCAAGTTTGCAAGTAATTCTTGTTATTTGTAGTAATTCTTCCTGAGTAAGGAGGCCAGACTCGTCTTCCAACATAGATTGGAGATTATTCCTAATCCCTGTAAGGCGAGCCTTGTAAGTATTCCTTATCTTAAAAGGACTTCTGTGTTTATTCACAGATGGGGCAACATCCTCAGGATGCTCGGAGATGTGGAGAATATCTATCTTGGGATGATGTGTGAGTAGGTTCTTAGAGCAATCTTCTAAGGAAGTCCCGTGGAGGATTACATCTTTGCAGATGCCAGAGGAATGTTTCACAGTTACTAAATATCTAGGCATAATCTAATCCTCCTCATATATTGTAGGGTTATGAATTTCTTCTAATGTCTCGTCATAATTATTCATTACTAAAGAATTGATAGATTTTAAATTAGAAGAAATTTTAGGGCAAATAATATGCTTCCACCATTCACTTCCATCATATTCCCTACGCTCCAACCAGGAATTATCTGAAAATATGATTATAAGATCTGAGGCCACTATCTGACTTCCATAGCCACTATCATATTCTATGTTTGCTAATTTCTGGAATTCTTCCCAAGTACAGGAATACCCGGAGACACTTCCTATAAATTTAATATCAGAAGGAACGTGATTACTATTAGCTAATTTATCTAATGTTTCTTTAAGTAGATTCATAACTTATTACCTCACTTTGGTAGAGATTTAAGTAATCCTGAAATAAGTGCCTCACGATCTTCTTTACTCAGCGACTTCAGGGATGTCGTCAACATATCATCCACAGCCTTTTCCACCCTTACCCTGACTTTAGCTGTGGTAGAAACCTTACTTACCTTCCCAAGGAGTTCCGCCTCCCTGATAATTAAGGAGGTATGAACCTTCTTCATACTCTCCAGGTGAACCATACTATCTTTCCAAAGGGAGTAGAATTCCCTCTCCTTTTGTACCAACAGGGAGAGTTGACAACGGATTGTACCTAGGGAAATACGTACACTTTTCAATTCCTCACTCATAATCATTTACCTCACATTCTTGAAGTTTAATTACATCCAGGAGGATGACCCGGAGAGCCTCTTCTATTAGCCGCTCCCCACTGGTATCCTCCGGCAGGAACCACTCAACACTATTATTTTCCATTAGATTTCTCCTTTGAATAA